AGGTTGTTCATTGTAGTAGTGCCTTTTTATTTATAAGGACTTTATGATTGAATTATTAATGATGTTAATAATACCACAAGAAATTAATCCACAAAAATTAGGTATAAAATATATTCTTAAAGAAAAATTTATTGACTATAAATCTTGTGATGAATATGTTGAACAGAATACTTATTTTAAAGAAAATCCAAATTACAAAGAAGGTAATGGAGAAGTATGGGGAACTATGTATTATAAGATAGATACTAAAGAGTACCAAGTTATGTTAACATATTGTAAACCAACTGAGGATAAAAATGATAACTGAAAAACGATTAGAAGATGCACTAACATTTCTTTCAGATACAGATGAGAGTAATGCACAAGCTAATGCTAATGTTAAGTATCTTGATAGATTACTTAAACGTAAAAAAGCATTACATATAACTGGTAACTCAGAAGATAAAAGTATATCTGCTAAAGAACAATCTTACTACGCAAGTGATACATATAAATCTGCAGTAGATGAATTGTTTCAAGCAGAAGTTAAATCTTCTACATTAGAAAATAAACGTGATAAAGAAGGTCTTATTATAGATCTCTTTAGAACATTAGAAGCGAGTAGACGTAAAAACAATATATGATTTATAAGTTTAAGAAATGGGTTATACTTCCTGCTTATACAGAAATATTTGTCAATGCAACGTCAGACGAAGAAGCATTAAAAATTTTAAATGCTATAGATTCTACAACTTTAAACTGGCAAGAAGCTGACTCAGTAGAGCAGCGAATGACATATGAAGTTATAGATGAAAAGTCCTGAGTTAATATTATTTAGAGCTGTTATTAATCAGGCAATACATGATGCAATGTATGATGGTTTAAACAAATATTATATTATAGATAAACGTAGTGCTATAGAGTGGCTTATTAGTAACTCAATAGACTTTAGAACTATATGTCATTATGCAGACATAGATCCTGAAAGAGCTTGTAGAAAATTTACTGCTGCTATGAAGTTAGATCTATATGCTTTAAGAGATGATCAAAATAGAGTGTTGAGTAAACCAAGAAAAGAATATAAACATAAAGGTAAATACAGGTTAACATTTAATGAGCAAAGTTTGGAACAAACAGATTAAAGGTAGTCACTACCAAAAATATAAAATTCAACCAAGTAAATTTGTAGTAGAAAACAAACTTTTATTTCCTGAAGGGTGTGCAATTAAATACATAATTAGGCACCAGGACAAAGGTGGTAAAGATGATTTGTTAAAAGCTATACACTTTATTGAGATGATAATAGAAAGAGATTATAGTTAATTTAATATAAGTTTTTTAATACTTTTTTCACCCATGTATATTTCTGTTTCTGCTTCAGATTTAATACATTGATAATCTATACTTGTTCCAGTATTTGAACGCATGGCAATTCTTTTGCCTTTTAAACACTGAGACATACTATCTTGTATTCTATGTTCTTTAATTTCACCATTAACAATCATTAGTAATGCAATTACTATTTCAACCATGTCCATTACCATTTTTTCTAACTTTATCTTTTAAATGTTCAATATCGTTTAATGCTTTTTCTAATTGTTTATTTAAAAATTCTATATTAACTTTGTTAGTCATATTCATTTCTTGTGTAGACTGTAATTTTTCTACAGTTTTATATAAATCTTCTAATAAAAAATGTTGTTCTTGGTCTGTAGGTACTTGCTCTGATTTTTTAAGTAAATCATTTTCAAATAATTCTCTTGATGTTTCTAAAGAGGTTAATCTTGCTGTAACTTCTGTGTATGCAAATACACCCATTGCTACTGCTATAACTATACCAATCATGTTTTTAACTGGCATACTTACTGCTGTATTTTCATTAATTTTCATTTAGCAATTTTTCCTTTATTAATACCTTTTTTAATTATGTATTCTTTAGTACCATGTGCACCATGATTAACTTCTTTTTTAAGCTGCTTAAACAACATCATCTCTTTTGTTTTGTATTCTATTTTTTTTGTGTGTTGTTCTAATAATTTTGTGTCTCTCATCTTTAAACCTATTATTTTTATCCCAAAAAGGTAACATATGTCCTGAATTTTTATAACATTTAATACAAGAGTACTCGTTATCTTTTAATGATATAAATGCTTCAGTCATGGTGATATTCTTATTGCACCATTTACATTGACCTCTGGTTTCGGTCACTTTGGTTTACGCATAATGTCTGCACCCTTAAGACCATAGATTGCAGAAACTATTCCTATAAATATGGCTTGATACCAATATGGAAGTTCTTTAAAATATTCAAAGAACATATCTAATCTATTACGAATCTCAGGATCGTCAGTGAAAATAGAGTAGACCAATACAAGAATAGGAAGGGAAACAAGAACCAATACGAACTCATCCTTCCAGCCCTTATCATTACTCTCAATAACTTTCGCTTTATATTCAATTTGACCTGTACTCATTTTCTCAGCGTGCCTCATTTGGGCATCTGACATTAATTGTTTAGTTTTTTGTTTGTTTTGGTATATATGACTAGCAGTCTTAACACCCATAGATAATAAATTAAACCACATTATTTAATACCTTTCTTTTTTTGTTTAGCTCTAAGTATACTGACACGTTTGTGCCAACACCATACACTAATTTTTGATGCGTATTTTTCTACGAAGCTGTAGAATTTGTTGGTAAACCTTCCCATGCTTTGTACATCCCCTCTACTAGCAGCTCATCATCGTATGGCTGCATACCATTTTCCATTTGTATAATTGCTTTTACTAATGGTAAATAATCTTCAATAGTATTGTTTAGTTCATCAGTAGGATTAACATCAAGTCGTCTACATACAAATACTATATAAGCATCTGTATCGTTTTCGCTTGGTGGAGCCCATCTTTCAATGATGCTTTCTACTGTAAATCTTTTATGGTGAAATCTGTATGTTAAAAGTATTTTAACTAATGCTCTAATACCCCATACAGCTTCTTTAAATACACAAAAAACTGGATCAGATTGTTCATCTGCCAGTCCATCCCAATCAGTACCAAGTTTGATATTGCCTGGGTTCTTATTTCTTATACCTCTAGGTAATTTTTCTATTCCATCTGCCATTTTTATCTAAAACCATTGGGATTAATATTGGTAACCCATCAATGATAACTCCTGTTCCTATTACTGGTCTAGACTTTTGTAATTTATTATATTCAAAAGCTAAACTTTTCATGTTAATTAAACATCCAACTTGCATACCCCAAAGTAGTTCATTTGGATTGCTCCAATAATCTATTTTGAATGATGTGTGGTAATGTCCTTGGACAGTACACATACCATATTGCTGTGCAACTTTTAGTACGTCTTTATATTTACCATGACAGAAGTAAATTTTTTGACCATTAGATGCTTTAATAACCAAATCTTCGTGCCATGACCAACCTTTACCTACTCCAAGCATATGATTATATGACTTAAAGATCTCATGAGGTAATCCATGTTTAGTAGCTTTTCTAAAAACTAAACTACCATGATTAGAATCCATGATGTATTGCTTAGGAAATAATTTTTCTAAGTCAGTAAAAAATTTCTTAGCAACTACAAGCTCATGACTAGGTGAATATAAACCAGGATGTGAATCATGGAATGATATACTGTGCCAATCCATTTCATCACCTATGTTTACTACACAGTCAGGTTTATATTTTTCTTTGATTGCACTTAAAAAGTCAAGTGTATCTATATGATGATATGGTGCGTGTTGATCACTTATAACAAGTATTGATTTGCGAAGCATATTATATCTTTTACAAGTATTTGGCGAATTAGTCTAGCATCTAAGGTACAACTTTATGTATCTAATCTATTGTCTATTTCACACATAAACTTTGTATATGCACCATGTTCATTAACAAACTCTCTGCTAAACTCTGATATTAATTTATGAGAAAAATCATATCCATAAACTGTACAATCATAAGCATCTTTAAATAAATACTCAGATGTTTGTAAAAGTTTACATTCATTACCTGGTACGCTACTGCATATCCATAGTATCAGAATATATTTCATTACAAATTTTTAGTTAACAAATATAAAAACTGTCCTAATAAACCTAAACCAATAGCTGATATAATATATATAATTCTATCTATATCTTTTTGCATATGAGCTAAGTGATTGTTTTCTAAAGTATCTAGTTTTTGATCAATAAGATCTATTCTATTATGAACTTTTAGAATTTCTTCTTTATTTTCTGTATTTCTACTCATTAGAATAATGTTTCGTAAGGAGACCTTACTAACCCTTTCGTTTTGTATTGTGTGTATCTAGGCCCTTTATATCTAGGGTGACCTAATTGCCCTAGTACAAAATCAACAGAAGTGTCTGCAGCTAAGTCTAAAGATAGACCATCTTTTTGCAAACCTTGTTCTATTGAAGCTGATGCTTGTTGCAGCCAAATAGGTAAAAATCTTTTACCCACATGACCTCCTATAGATAAACCTTTTTCAATAGCATCATCATCTTTTTTAGTGATGTTTGGACTCCATTTAGTAGTCAAGTATTTTTTATTAGTTAATACTTCTATTGTTGTTCTTGGTAAAGATCCGATCTTTTTAAGACCTGTAGATTGTGGATCTGTTATCCAATGGAAAGGTTCCATAAGTTGTTTAGAGAAGGTTAATACTTGACCATTCCCTAAATCAATTCTAGTTGGATCTGTGTTTTCTAATATAGAGTGACCACTAAATATATAGTTAAGTGCAGATCCTGCAGCTGCGTATGTAAGTGCAGCTCTTGCAAAATAATATTGATACATTCTTCTAAGACCTTCATCGCTTTCAAAAGCTGGTAAAGACTTAGCTATAATTCTTACATTAGATATTGTCCAGTCTGGAGCAAACAATAACAATTGCATATATCCTCTAGATCCTGGACGTAATGTAGTTTGTGCTAATAGTTTTACCCAACTTGTTTGTATTCTATTAGCTAATTGTTCCCAGTTTTGTCCACCAAATGCATCATTAGTAAACTGTGCTGCTTTACTTGCTTTAGCATATATCTGACCTATTGTATCGCCTTCAACAATAGCTAATTTGTTAGGTGCACCTCTAAGTGTAGGCGAATCTAATACTTGTAAAAATGTATTTAATTTAGCTGCAGTAAATACTCTATCCCATGTAATTCTATCAAACCATCTAAATACTTTTTCTGCTTGTCCACCACTAGATATACCAAAATGATTTTTAAAAAAAGTATCTATACCTCTTAAGTTAAAATAAAATCTATCAAATCCTATATCTTCAGGAGTAGTTATTTGTAAACCTGCACCTTGTGCAAATCTTACTGGATCTTTATAACCTGCTGCTTCTAATTGTTTAATAGCATCTGGAAACTCTGTAATCATTTTATTAGGATTATTAACCATCTCTAATAACTCAGGTTTTTTTCTAGGATCTAAAGTTTTTTTAATAAAGTTAATTTTATTTCCTGCAAAAATCATACTT